GGAGTATCTCATATCCCTTGCGAAGCAGTTCGGCTGGCATTTCATAGCCGACCGCGACAGGAAACGGGTATCGCTCCTGACGAGGGAAGATTTTTTCAAGCGCGACGAGCCCGTGATAGACCTCTCTGACAGAATAGACCGGAGCAAGGACATGACCGTGACGCCTCTGTCCTACAAGTCGAAGTGGTACACCTTCCTGCTCGACGTGGCGGCTGGGGCCTGGGCGGAGGAATACAAGAGCCTGTACGGCGTGGAGCATGGTATCCAGCGCGTCGACACCGGCTACGACTTCGACGCGGAGGTCACCAACCTGCTCGAAGGGAACGCCTTCAGGGCTGCGGCGTCGGTACTGGAATCGAGCAAGTATATGTGCGGCGTGAGGTATGGCAATCAATACCCATATCCGGCGGCTCTGCTGTATCCGGGCGCGGCTTACACGCTCTGGGACGACGTGACGGGAGAGGCGAAGGAATTCCCGGCGCCGGTACTGCCGTCCTACGTCTCGCCAATCTGGTATAACGGCGATTTCCCTGGCTATGACTTGTCGGGCGTTTCGCGAATCCAGCTGCACACGAAGGACAAGAAGGCGATAGCGGGCGAGGATATACTGGTCAAATATTGCGGCAACAGGAACTTGTCCGACTTCGCGGTCACTGACGACTCGCCGGAAATGCTTATCGAGAATAACGGCAAGCCTTGCTGGGAGAAGCACCGTCCATACAGCAACTATGTGAGCGTGCCGACGTTCTCCCGCTTCGACATCGTTAACGGGGAGATAGCGGACTCACTCGACATGGGACCGGCGAGGGAACTGAGCATTCCGGCCGTGACGCTGGACGCAGACGCTTTCATGTATGCGAAGCACTGGCGGAACTATATCTCCGACGTCCTCGACAAGGACGCGAGGGTGATGAAGTGCCGCGTGCATCTGGACGGATTGCAGGCCGGCCCGGAACTGCTGCGCAGGTTCTACTTCTACGAAGGGGCAATATGGGCCCTCAACAAGATAAGCAACTACTCGCTCACGACATACGACGCGACCGAGTGCGAGTTCATCAAGGTCAAGGATATAGAAAATTATAGATAATTATGGCAATGACGAAAAAGACGGTTTTAGAGGTCGACACCTCCCCGGCGGTCAAGAGTATCGGCGAGCTTCGCAATAACATCAAGGAGCTCAAGAAGCAGCTGAACGAGCAGGACCTCTCCAGCCCGGAGGGGATGGCGAAGTACGGCGAGTTGCTGAAGGAACTGAACGCGAACCAGAACGTCCTGCGAGATTCGATGCACGCCACCTCGTCCTCGTGGAAGGAGTTGACGGAAGCGGCGACGGGGGCGAACATAGCCTTCAAGGATAACGGCGAGCTCGTCTCTATGGAGGGTGTGTCGTACAACGCTCTCGTCCATAAGCTGAAGGATCTGACCGAGGCGTGGCGCTCCACGCAGGACGCCTCCGAGAGGGCAAAGCTCGGCAGCCAGATAAAGTCGGTCAACGACGAGCTCAAGGGCATGGACGAGTCGGTCGGCAAGTTCGGCCGCAATGTCGGCAACTATATCGGGGCCGTCGACCATCTTACCGCAGGCCTCGCCTCTATGGGTAAGGGAGCCTCCTCCATCATCAACCCTATCAAGGGCGTCACCTCCGGACTGAAGACGCTGAGCGCGACGCCTGTCATCGCGATACTCGGACTGCTCGCGTCCGTCCTGCAGCAGGTAATGGGCGCCATGAAGTCGTCCGAGGCCAACGCCCAGGGACTGGCGCAGGCGCTCGCCCCGCTGTCGGCGCTGGGTGATCTCGCCACGAAGGTACTGCAGGCCCTCGGAGGCATCGTCGTCAAGGTGGCCGAGGGATTCGGCAAGCTGACGGCGGCTATCTTCGGGACGAACGAGGCGACGGAGAAGCGTCTCGAGCTGGCAAAGCAGGAGGCGCAGCTCGCGGAACAGCAGCGCAAGACCATCATAGCCAACGCGGAGGCGGAGAGGGACGTGGCCGAGTTGAGGGCGAAGTCATCCGACAAGGCCAACTATTCGGCCGCCGAAAGACTTCGATTCCTTGAGGAAGCCGGCGAGAAGGAGAGACAGATTGCGGAAAGGGCCCTCCAGGACGCCAAGCTGCAGTACGAGATCATCCGGGACCGCAACGCCCTCACGGAGTCGAGCAAGGAAGAACTTGACAAGGAGGCGCAGGCCTACGCCGACATGGTGAAGGCCGAGACCGCCTACTACAACCAGATCAGGACAATCAATTCCGGTATAAGCCGAGCGAGAAAGGAAGAGGAAAGGGACGCCCGCAATGCGGCGAAGGCTGTGAAGGACGCGGCGACGGCTAAGATAAACGCCGAGAAGGAATATCTGAGCCAGTTGCTCGCCACCGTCCGCTCCGGCTCTGAATCCGAGCTGAAGATAAGGAACGAGATCGCGAAGAAGGAATATGAAGCGGCCGTCGCCAACGCCCGTCAGAAGATTACCGACGCGAAGGAACTGCAGAAGACTCTCGACGTGCTGGAGCAGTCCTATGAGCTGCAGAGGCTGAAGAACAAGGAGGACTACGACGAGAAGGTCCGCACCGAGGAACTGAAGTCGCTGCGCAACCGTGCCGAGACCTACAGGCGCGGAAGCGTCGAATACCTTGCCGCCGTCGAGGAAATCGCCGCGAGGGACTACGACACCATGAAACGCAAGCTCGACGAGTCCGACGCGGAGTGGGAAGCCCGCAGGCTTGCGGCCGCGAGGGCGCTTGCCGAAGCCCAGCAGGAGACCGCCGACGCCGTAGTGGCGGAAGGCCGCCTCGTCATGGAGAACGAGATGCAGGCCCTTGCGGAGGGTTCCGTCGACCAGCTGCGGAAGGCCGTCGAGATAGCCGCCTATGACATCGACAACCTGCACCAGCAGATAGACGAGACGGACGACGAATTCCTCGCCCGCCGTCTTGCCAAGCAGGACGAGTACCGCGCCGCCGTCGAGGCTCTTGACGCCGCCGAGGTGGAACAGGGAAAGCAGGCGTATCTCCAGAGGATAGCCACCCTGGAGGAAGGAAGCCTCGCCATGCTCGACGCGCAGGTGGAACTGAAGAAGTACGAGCTTGACACCCTCCACCAGCTCGAAGGCGAGAGCGAGGACGAATTCAGGACAAGGCAGCTGGAAGCCGACAAGGCATACTACGCCGCGAAGAAGGCGCAGGCGCAGGCATGGCTGCAGACCATGTCCACAATGGCGTCGGGAGTGTCCGGCATCCTCGGCGGGATTGCCGACATGATGGAGGCTAACACCGACATGACGGAGTCCGAGGCGAGGAAGGCGAAGAACCTGCGAATAGCCGGAGCCACTATCGACATGCTCAACGGTGCCGTCACCGCGTATGCGACGGCCCAGTCGCTCGGCGTCCCTATGGGCCCTATCGTCGGCGCCATCAATGCCGCAGCCGTCATCACTGCCGGCATGGCCAATATCGCCAAGATAAAGGCGACGCAGGTGAGCAAGAACGTGGGCGGAACGGCCACCGCCCCAACGGTGCCGGCATCCGTGCAGGCTCCGCTCGTCATGCCGGAAATAGCGCAGGTGAGGACGGTCACCTCTGCATCGGAAGAGGACCGCCTCAACCGCATAGCGTCAGAGCAGCGCGTGTATATCCTCCAGTCGGACCTTGAGGCGGAGCGCGAGGATAGGCGCGTTCAGGTCGCCGAGACGACATGGTAGTTTTACGGTTCAGGCCGATTTGATATTTATAAAAAAGCGAATACTATGGCAAACAATGCAACGATAGCCGGAATCCCGGTATATAGGGCGGTGATGGGTGACGACGAGTGCGGCGTGCTCCGCATCTCGCTTGTCGACGATCCCGCCGTAATGAGTAATTTCGTGGCCTTCGACGCGGACAAGCCCCTCATGCTGTACAAGGTGCAGGACGACGAGAAGCGGCTCGTCCTGGGCGTCGTCATGAGGTGCGATTTCCCTATCTATCGCCGGTCCGAGAGAATGGGCGAGTTTTACATCATGTACAAGGCCGACACCATCCGCGAGATGGCGGAGAAGTACCTCGTCGAGAACCGTCAGAACCTCGTCAACCTCATGCACGAGGACGGGACCGACGTCGAGGGCGTGCACATGGTGCAGTATTTCATCAAGGGGGACGGGCTTGCGCCGGACGGCTTCGACGAGATAAGCGACGGATCCCTTTTCGCGGAGTTCCACGTCACCAATGACGAGGTATGGCAGGCGATCAAGGACGGCACGTACAAGGGCTTCTCGCTGGAGGGTATCTTCCAGCTGGAGCCGGAGACCGACAAGGACTACGTCGCCGAGGCCGTTGAGGATCTCGACGGAAAATTCAGAAACCAAAACAATAAAAAGAAAATGAAACTTAAAGGATTACTCGCCAGAATCGCGAAGGCTATCGTCGATTTTGGCAACATCAGCACCGACAAGGGCATCCTTGCCTGGGACGGTGAGGACGACCTCAAGGCCGGAGACCGCGTCTATATCGAGGACGCAGACGGCAACCGCGAGCCCGCAGGCGACGGCGAATACCGTACCGACGACCGGAAGGTCATCGTCGTGGAGGACGGCGTCGTGGCGGAGATCAAGGACGACGAGGCGCAGGTCGCTTCCGAATTCATCGAGACCGACAAGGGCAAGCTCGAATGGGACGACGAGAGCCGCGACCTGCAGGCAGGTGACGCGGTATATATCCGCGACGAGAACGGGGAGAAGGTGCCGGCACCTGACGGAGACTACACCACCAGCGACGGCAAGGTGATCAAGGTCGTTGACGGCAAGGTCGCCGAGATCGTGGACCCTTCCGCCGAGGTGGCCGCGAAGAAGGCCAACCGCATGGAGGCTGCCCTCTCGAAGGTGATGAAGTTCGCGGAGTCTTTCGAGGAAAAGACACGGAAGATAATGGACGCGCTTTTCGGCCAGATCCCGGAGGACGCGTACCTGTACATCATCGAGGCCGGCGACGATTTCGTTGTGTACAACCTCTACGACGACTACGACTGGATAGGTAAGTATTACCGCGCCGTCGTCTCCTGGAACGAGGATGGCACCGCTTCAATCGGTGAGTCCGTCGAGGTCAAGTACATGATTGTGCCTATCGACTTCCCGGACCCGTTTGACGGAGCGCCGAAGGAAGACGAGGAAATGGCACGTCTCCGCAAGGAGAACGAGGAACTCCGCGCGCAGGTGACCGAGCTTGAGAAACAGCCGAAGGGAGCCGCAGCGCATGACGAGGTGCTGGACGGTCAGATAAGCACCGGCGACAAGGGCCTCGACAGGCTGGCAAGGATTGCCCGCGCCTAAAAATTTTACAGCGGGACAAAAACGGATATTTATTTACAGAACATTCTTAAAATTTCATAGTTATGGCAAACGAAAACTTCGTAGTAACCGGCCTTCCTGATTATATCCAGGAAAACCGAGACGTCATCCTCAAGCAGTTCGGCCTCGTGGGAACCGCCACCAGAAGGCGCATCCATATCCAGACCGGAATCAAGAAGCAGGCTGCGCTCAACTATCTCGACATCGTGCCTGAACTTCAGGCCGGCACCCCTTGCGGCTTCAACCCGTCAGGATCCGCCGATCTCTCACAGCGCGTCATCAACGTCGCCTGCATCAAGACCGAGATGGAGATCTGCGTGGAGAATCTTCGCGGCAAGTGGGCCGAGTACCTCATCAAGACCGCCGCAGGCGATCAGGACCTTCCTTTCGAGAGATTCATCGTCGACGGCATCATCAGCGCAGTCAACGAGAAGATTGAGAATCTCATCTGGCAGGGTGACACCACCCTCACCACCAACAGCGACCTCAAGTGGTTCGACGGATTCCTCAAGCAGTTCGGCGCTGACTCCGATGTCATCGACGTTGCAATCGCTTCCGGCACCTCCGCCTATAACGGTATCCTCGCCGTCTACATGGCGCTTCCAGAGGAAGTCCTCAAGCGCGGTGGCGTCATCTTCGTGGGACCGGCGATCTATCGCGCCTTCCTGCAGGACCTCGTCGCCCTCAACTTCTTCCACTATGCCGGCCCTCAGAACGCCGCACCGGAGGAGTTCATCATCCCTGGCACCGACGTCCGCGTCATCAAGACTCCGGGCCTTGCCGGTTCTCTTGACATCGTGGGTACCTTCGCCAACAACCTCGTCTACGGTACCGACATGGAGAACGACGACGAGCGCATCCTCATCGAGTACGACAAGATGAAGGAGGCCTTCCAGCTGAAGCTGAAGTGGTGCTCCGGCGTCGCCTATTACTTCCCGGACATGGTGGTCCTCGGCACCTTCGCCGCAGCCCCTGTCTCCACTATGGGCGCCAATGCCGCAGCCCTCGCGGGCATCCAGGCAGCAGCCGAGGCTCTCGCCGACGCAGACAAGGTATTCAAGACTAAGGAGCAGGCTTAACAACACCCTCTGCGGTACTCTGTAACGAATCCAACGAGCGCGGGTGGATACATACCCGCCCGTGCTCTTTAAACGCTTAAAAAACGACGATTATGCCTAATTCATGTTCACAGACTCTGAACGGCCTCGCGAATGACTGCTCTCCTTCAATGGGAGGCGTTGTCGAGGTCTATATAGCGAATCACGCTGACGTCACCGGCGTCACCCCGACGGCGGACAAGATCACCGCGATCACCCTCGCATCCGGCGCCAAGTTCAAGAAATACGCGCTGCCGAGGAACACCGCCAGCCTGTCGTCCAACTACACGATCAGCAACGAGAACGGCACGAAGTTCGTGGTCTCCGACCTCGTCATCCAGGCTAACAAGATGGATACCGTCAAGCGCATCGAGTTCGTGGCCCTGGCACAGGGCGAGCTCGCCGTCATCGTCAAGGACGCGAACGGCGCCTACTGGTATCTCGGCTACGACGCACCTGTCAAGGCATCCGCAGGCGACGGCCTCACCGGCACCGCCCGCGCCGACAGGAACGGCTACTCCGTCACCCTTCAGGACAACTCGCTCGTGCTCCCTATGGAGGTCGACGCGACTATCATGTCCGACATCGTGGACGCTTAACCCGATTTCTTTCCTCGCATATCGCGGAGGCCGTGCTTCATCAGGAGGCGCGGCCTTCCTCGTTTACGTTCGGGCGGCAATTGATATTTATAATAAAACGACTTCATAATGATTTATCTGAATGGAAATAACGCCGGGGAGCAGACGATATTCGTCCCGCATGGAGGCTATGCCGGGGAGACCGGATACTTCCGCGTCTGGAGCACCGTCGACGTCGACGAATGGAGGGCTATCCCGGTGAGCTCGTCACGCAGGCAGGGCGCGTTCCTGGTCCTGACGGTGACTTTGCCGGAGGACGTCCACAAGGGAGAGTACGAATACGAGCTGCTGGTGGGGGAAGGTACCGTCACGGGACTGCTCCGCGTCACCGGCGAGGACGAGGTGGAAGTCGTGCAGTATGGTGAAACTTATCAAGTAAAGCAATATGGCGAATCTGAATGAAAACGACAGGCAGGCGCTGCCGGTATCCTTCGCGGCTATTGATCCCTACGTCGAGACGCACATCGTCACTCCGAGGGAGAAGACGACGTCGCGGGACTGGGTGGAATGGGGAGACCGCAACCGTTATCCCGATTTCCTTCTCGGCCTGTCAAAGGACAGCCCGACGCTGCGGTCCGTGATCATGGGGACCGTCGACTTCATCGTCGGCGACGACATCACGATAGCACCCCTTCCCGATGCAGGTTACAGGGCCGGCGTCATGAATCCGAAAGGGACCACGATCCGCGAGCAGGCACGCACCCTCGCCTTTGACCGCGAGCTGTTCGGCGGCTTCGCCCTGCAGGCGGTCCGCAATGCGGCAGGCAAGGTCGTGGCGGTCTACCACGTGCCGATGCAGTTCCTCCGGTCCAACAAGGAGAACACAGTGTTCTACTACTCCGAGAAATGGAACAGGGGCGGGCTCGCTACGGTCCTGGAATATCCGAAATACATGGATATATCGCCGGAGAGGTGGCAGACGCTGACCGACGAGGAAAGGGAAAGGAACTACAACACGATCCTTTTCGTGAAGAACGACCACACGCAGACGTATCCGCTGCCGGACTACTGCGCGGCCGTCAAGGACTGCCTGTGCGAGGTCTGCATCTCCGACTATCACCTCAACAGCATCAACAACGGCTTCTCCGGCTCCCTGCTCGTCAACTTCAACGACGGCAAGCCGTCCGACGAGATCAGGAAGGAGATAGAGCGCATGTTCAACGAGAAGTTTTCCGGCCACCAGAACGCGGGCCGCATCATATTCTCGTGGAACAGCAACAAGGAGAAGCAGCCGACGCTCAGGGAGCTCAAGGTGGAGGATTTCGGGGAGAAGTACAAGGCGCTCGCGCTTTCGAGCCGCCAGCACATCTTCACCGCCTTCCGCGCCACCCCGATAATCTTCGGAATCCCGACCGACAACAACGGCTTCAGCAACGACGACTACGACGGTGCCTTCCGTCTGTACAACAGGACGACGGTGCGCCCTGCGCAGCAGTCCATAATCGAGGCTTACGAGCGTCTGTACGGACAGACGGGCATCATCAGTATCACGCCGTTCTCCCTGGCCGGGGAGACCGAGCAAAAAGTGCAGTGACATGAAAGAAATACTACTTACGAACGAGCGATTTGTCCGCGAGACGTCAGGCATCAGCGACAACCTTGCGGGGCGGTATATCCTGCCGTCCATCAGGGAGGCGCAGAACGTCTATTACCGGGGCATCGTCGGGGACGCGCTCCTTGACAAGCTCAAGGCCCTCGTCGACGCCGGCACCATAGGCCAGGCGGGCAACGAGGCATACAAGGCGCTGCTGGAGAAGTCGCAGTATTACATAACCTACCGCGCTGTCGTTGAGGTGGCGCAGCACGTCAATTTCAAGGTCGCCAACGCAGGCGTCATCCAGACGCCTGACGAGAACATGCCGGCGGCCGATCACCTCGACATGTGCAGGCTGCAGGACTACTACGTCGCGAAGGCGGACAGCATGGCAATGGACCTCCAGGGCTATCTCCTTGACAACAGGGCCAGCTTCCCGGAACTCTGCGAGTGCGACTGCAACCGGATCAAGGCAAACCTTTACAGCGCGGCGTCCTGCGGGATATTCCTCGGAGGGCCTCGCGGAAAAATAGAGCATTAATATGAATCTTTTGCAGACCATACGGGCAATCGAGAAGACGGCGGCGCTCCAGCCGAACGTCGGAAGCATCGTGCGTAACGATGTCTTCCGGCTCAATGCGTGGCCGGAGGCGAGGTACGCGGCCTTCGCGTGGCTCCAGAACGAGCACTCCAGCGCGGCCGAGTCGGGGATGATCACCTACGACTTCACCTTCTTCTACGTCGACCGCCTGACGGCCGACAGGAGGAACGAGCTGGAGATCCAGTCGCATGGCATCGAGACGCTCACGAACATACTGGACGCCCTGCCGGACCTCGGCCTCTACCCTTCGGAATACACCTTCAGGACGTTCAACCAGCGTTTCTCCGACGAGTGCGCGGGCGTCTTCTGCAACGTCTCCCTGGAGGCGCGCAAGGACGGGCTCTGCACCGAGGCTTACGACTTCGTCGAGGGGACGGGTTCCTTCGACATGTCCTTCGACGAGTCCTTCGACTGCTGGCGCTGGGTGATTAACGGAAAGACAATATATATTCACTGATATGAGCAGATATGACAACCTTATCGCGGATATAGCCGCCGTGATAAAGAACAACACCACACAGGCTATTACGGGG